TAGGTTGTTTCTCAGCCTGCTCTTTCTGATGGATTCTGTTTATCTCAGCTTGATGACCTTGATGCGCTACATCGAGTATTTTATGATGTTGTTTATGTTCTCGCTCAAGCGAATTCTGATAGGCTTGATGAGCCAGGTCTTCTGCTTTTTCTGTCTGTGCGCGTTCGCGCTCAAGCATCCCTTGATAAGCTTGATGTGCTAAGTTCATTTCAGTTTCAGTCTTTTTAGCAGTCATTTGAGCCGCGTCTTTTAAAGCTTGAACCTGCGTTTTGCGTTGCTGGTCTTCTTTCTTAGCCGTCATATCAGCTGCGTTTCTAAGCGCTTCTACTTGCAGTTTCTTCTCGTCATGAGTTTGTTTACCTTTATCAAGCGACTGTTTAACGCCTAACTGCGCTGCGTTTTTAAGAACATCAATCTCACGCTGTTTATCTGCTGTCGCTGCTTGCGCTGCAATACGTTCACGGTCCACTTGTATCTGCTGCATCTTGACCTGAATCTCAGCTTGGTCTCTCTGCGCTTTATTCTGAATCTCTTGCGCTTTAAGTTGTAGCTCTTGCATTTGCATTTGAATAAGTGGGTCTTGTGCTTGTTGCGCCGCTTTCTGCTGCGCTGCACCTGCTTGGTTCTGCTGTAGTAACTGTGTAGCCGCTTGCGCGAGTAATGGAGCTAGAGCCGCTTCTACTTCTGGATTCTGCTTCATATCCTCGCCGTCATCATCCTCTTGTGGAGGCATCTGCATACCGAGTTGTACTTCAACATCTTTTCTATACTGGAACCCTAAGTGCTCTGCTACGTGAGCCATTACCGTAGATTGGATTTGTGGAAGCATGGGGTTACCTTGCAACGTAGCCATAATCTTGGGGTCTTGCATCATCGCCATGTGGACAGCGATATGTGCATTATGGTCTTGGTTAAGGAACGCTTTAACAGGTTTAAGTTTGAGGATGTTTTGATTCTCAGACACAGGGTCTACTGGGAACTTGTCTTCTTCTAATGGAACGAGCTTTTGCGCATCCTTAATCCCCAAAGCATCAAGCATCTGGCGGTGAAGAACGGGCAGGTTGTAAAGTTGAGGTGCGCCTTGCGCAAGTTGAAGTACCGCTTGGTACTGTACGATTTTCTGAGCCATCGTAGACGCATTAGGGTCAGATACAGGGATAACTTCTGTGGTATCGTAATCAGATTTTTTGGCTTTTCTACTTCCTTCTTCAGGGTCATAGTCGTAATCCTCCGGTGCATAAGCTGCAATAATCCCTTTAAGGAGACCGAGCTCTTGCTTCATTGAGTAATGAACACGTGCCTGAACAGCGGTAATAACTTTAAGCGTACGCTCTAAAATAGCAAGTGTAGTCCCTACAGGCGCATTGCCCGACATATCAGATACTTGCAAGTCTGCTGCATTAGCAAACCGTCTACCTTCTTCTACTATCTGGTTTAAGAGTCCCATCAATGTTTGCGAAGGCTCTTTATACGGTAGCGGCAGTAAGTTATCTCGAATCGTACCACTAGGTACATCTACATCGCGCCACTCTCCAGGAGAGATAGGTGTGTCATCGCCCTTAATACGCATACCACGCGCTTTAAACCCACCAGGCAAATTACTTAGCGTGCCTGCATCAACCAGCTGTCTAATAAGAGAAGTACCGGACTTAGCAAATGCGCCAATAAGATGAATAAGGCCAAAGCAATAAAAGCCAAACCCAGGGACATACCCATAATGAACAAAATGTTGTCGCTTGGTGTAGGTTTCATCATCAGGCTCCCAGTTACGTCTAATAGATAAAATTTCTTGGCTTCCTTTCTCAATTGTCACTACATAAGGCAGAGCAATCCCCGTTTCATCGCCGTCTTTATCTGTGTGTTCAAACCCCGGTAAGTCAAGGTCAACGTGCATCTCAAGTACTTTATAGCGGTCATCAGATGATGCGCTAAAGCCCATTTTCTCAGCAATCTTTTTCTCAACATCATCAAGCTGACCACTAGGCTCACCTAAGTCAATATCACGATAAAACCCAGCTACTTGAAGCCTACGCATATCGTTTTCAGTTTTACGCATGATGTGAGTCACACGCTCTGCTGTTTCTAAGTTAGACGCACCGTAAGGCACAACCATATCTTCAGCAGGGACAAATAGTGATGTTTGGCGGTTTAGTCGTGGGTCAAAGTATACTTTCTTAAACGCATTACCAGATAACCCAAGGCCCCAAAGCATACGCTCATGCTCAGGTCTATACTCAGTCATCACATCCAGAAGCTGGTGATTCATGTCTTCTTGAACACGTGCCGCTGCTTCCTTCTTACCAGAAGTCTCTTTGCCGATAATCTTTGTCTTAACAGGACCCATAGATGGGAATGTCGCCATCATAGTTTCTGCTTGAAACTTAACTAACGCTTCGCTAAGTAGTGGGTGATGTACACCACACGCACCATCCCAAGGCTCAGTGCGCTCCTCAATCTTCATGCCGAGTAGCTCTAAACCATCTGTATACGTAGTAATCCAATCTTTACGCGAAGCCACGTCATCATCAAAATCAGACAGTAAATCTGCTGCAATAGACGAAAGCTCTCCATCATCTAGGAGTTCAGCTAAGTTTTCATCAAACTCTTCGTCCGTTTCTGCTTTGGGGTTAAAGTCAATCTCTAGGCCACCCATTGCAATATGCAAACTTTCTGGGTCGTCAATTTCAATCTCGATGTCAGGTTCTTCTCCGCCGAGTAAGGACTCAAGTCCTAGCGGTGCTTGGTTTAGGCTTTTATCAAACATTTAGTTTCTCTGCTGTTGTTAGTAATACGCACTACGTCTAGACCGCCCTTTAAACTCTCGCTCAGGTTCTGGCTCATCTAAATTAGTTGAAATAAACCCACCTTTTCTAAACCTCGCCATCGCCATTGATACGGTATCCACATAGTCATCGTGTTGCCCTGCGGGAAATGATGCCACCTCTTCAATAACTTCATCCGCAAATCGTGTGTTCGGTGCCCATACTCTACCAGAGTGGAATAAGTCTGCAACAGCATTGAGCCTAGATATCTTATCGTTCCCTCTTGTAGGCGTAAATTCCATCACTGGAATACCCATTGCACGTAGCTCATATATAAGTGGCGCACCAGACGCTTTCTTTTCAACAATTATACTATCAGGTTGCCAATAGTTATAGTCATCTAGCACAACTTGCTTAAGTTCAGGGAACTCATACCGCCCACGCTTCGCATCTAGCATAATAATATTAGCCTGCATCTTACCATCTTCATTGTCTTGGTAGAACACACCCCACACAGTACACGCACTGTAGTCAGCTCGCTGCGACTTCTCAAACGCCGTATCCCAAGTCATCAATATAAAGTCTGTAGGTGGTGGGTCTTCTTTAGTCCATCTCTGCCACCACTCTCTTTTAACTATCGCACCTTCCTCGGATGTCGGGTCTTGCTGATACTGCGCCTGCCATTTGGACACGTCAATCGCTTCACGTGTTGCCTCAAGCTCCTCAAGACTCCAAAACTCAGGCCACAGCGGTTTACCCGATGGCAGAATGGCAGGGAACTCAACTACTTTCCAATTCTCATTGCCTCTCTGCGCCGCCGCTTCAAGTACCTGCCCAGTTAAGTCACGCTTTGACCACCGAGTCTGAATGATAATTATGGCTCCGCCAGGCTGGAGACGCTGACGCGGTCCAGACGTGTACCACTCGTACACTTTATCGTAAATCTCAGGATTACTTGCAGCTATCGCCGCTTCTTGTTCACTGTGCGGGTCGTCAATTATCAGCAGGTCAGCACCTTTACCGGTTACTGCACCACCAACCCCGATAGCAAAATAGTCACCTCCTGCACTGGTATTCCATCTACCCGCCGCCTTCGAGTCAGACCGCAGGCCTACATTGGGGAATACTTCTTGATACGCTGGAGAGTCTACTAAGTTACGCACCTTACGACCAAAGCCTACTGCAAGGTCAGCAGTATGCGAGCACTGAATCACTTTCTTATTAGGAAACCGCCCAAGGAACCATGCTGGCAGAAGGAACGAGCCGAACTCACTCTTTGTATGACGTGGACCTAAGTTAATAATAAGTCTCTTGCACTCGCCTCTAGCTACGCGCTCAAACTCAGAGGCTATCCTTGCATGGTGTCGACCATAAATAAAGTCAGGCCACACCGACTGCACAAACGCTAAAAAGTTCGTCTGTGCCTTTTCTCTCTCTTTTCTGCGGGTAAGCTCGCGCACAAGGTCCGCTAGACGCTCTTTATCTGATGGAGGTATGTGAGCTAACTTACTCATCCTCTACCTCTTCAAACTCTTCCTGCGTAGGTGCACCTTTTAGCTCTTCATCGGAAATCTGCTCGTAAGTTACATCAATAGCACCCAGTTCACCACCTACAGAGTACGTTGACATCAACTCATTAAGCTCAGACTCTAAGTCACCTGTCGGTCTATCTGCAGCAGCCACCTCTACTTTTGTCGTAAAGAGACCAATCTCAGACACTTTTCCCAGCATTTCAACCGCTTTTATCTGAAGTTTTGGGTCTTCATTTTCTGCAAGTTCAAATAGCTTAAAGAGCACATATTGACGCATCTTGTTTGTAGAATTCGCC